CAATCGCGTTGCCATAACCGTGCAGTAGGCCTTTGACCAGCTTAGCGGGTAGCCCATTATCCACCGGGAATGTTCCGGGTTCAGCCGGTCGGATAAACTTTTTTCCTTCGGGGTCAACACACAAAACCCATCCACAACCGTCCCAATAACCGTTTTGGCTTGGTTGGGTAACTCGTTCTTCCCCACCCCTGCACTCCCCCTTTTGTCCGATGCCAAAGGTGTCGCCCATCCCACTGCTGTGGCAGCCGCTGTCGGCAAACTTATCCCCCCGCTCCCTTCCCGGTTGAGAATCGCATAGTCTGGCCCGGCCATTGTTGCCTTGGGCGTGGGCCACCCAATAGCTGCGCTGCCGGATGTGCGGGGCCCCAACGCCCGCAGCGCACAAATCTGCCCCCCCCCAGGCATATCCCAGCGTTTCCACGTCAGCTTGTACAGCCCGCATCCACGTCCTTCCAGCAGCTTTGTCAACCTGCTCTCCAAACACTCTTGCAGGGCGACACTTCTCAATAAGGGCAAACCAAGCGGGCCACTTGTGGCGCGGGTCTGCTGCACCGCGTCCACGTCCGGCCCCGCTGAAGGGCTGGCAGGGGCAGCTTCCTGTCCAAACAGGCTCAGTTGAGGGGATGCCGGCAAGGGTGAGGGCAAGGGGCCATCCCCCAACCCCGGCAAAAAAGTGGCACTGGGTAAATCCGTCAAGGTCTTCCGGGCGCACATCATCAATACTCCTCCCATCCACAACGCCTGGCGGTATCAGGCCATCAGCAACAAGCTGTTCAAGCCATGCCACACACTCAGGGTCGTTGTCGTTGTAGTAATTCATTTTTTGTTCAAAATATCATGTTTGTTAAACACTTTTTTCAACTTGCTGCCCGGTGCAAACTTTTTGCGCCACCCGCGCTTGTTGGCATAGCTGTAAACTGAAGACACATCAATTCTCAGCAATTTTGCAGCCTCAGCTATGGTTATATAGGTATCGTCGTCACTCAGCTGTTCTTTTTCCAAAGCGTAAGGTGAAGATGACGGAATATGTTGGATGTGTTCAACCTTTCCAACAGGCTGCACAGTGGGTTTGACAGGTGCCAGCACACGTACAGGGTCAACATCCTCAAACCGCATGGGTGTGGCGCTTATGCGGGTTTGTGGCGGTAGGTCCAAAACCGGTTTGGGCTCTGGGTGCGGAATCTTGGGGATAGGCGGCAATTTAACCCCTTCCTCTTTCAGTTTGGCGCGCGCAAATACATCCTCGGCCACCCCGCGCGGCAACGGCAGGCGGTTTATTTCAATCTCCCACCCCAACCTGTTCAGCACCAACGCTTTCAGCAAATCTCCGGCCGGGGCATTCAGTACGGCCAGCATCTGATTAAAGTCTTTTTCCATGACCTACCGCACCCAGTCCACCACGAACGTAAATCCAATCCCAAATGTGAATATAAGCCCCCACCATGCCGGGTCGTGCAACCCAAGGCCAAAGCCAAAATGCAATATAATGGCAAACAGCACCCCCCCACCAAATGTTATGGCGTATCTCATGTCTTTATCCTTTCCCCTGTCACCGGGTCCCACTGCGGGTAAACCCGTTTCAGGCACTCCCGTGTAATATCAAGGTGAAACTCCTGCGTGCCGTACTTGGCTTCCCATGGGTGCTGCCCCATGCTGTCGTGGATAGCGTTTTTTCCAAACTGGTGGTGCCCTTCATGGCACAGCGGTATGGTCTCAAAATCGCTGGCTTTCTGGCTTAGGCCCCTATACTTCCCCCCTATCAGATGGTGGGCATTCACCTCTCCCTTACACTCTTTTGCCCATTCTTTTTTTTGCATCCCCACCACGCATGGCAGGCTTCTCACGCGCTCAAGGTGCGCCTTATCCCTGTTTCGCATCTGTCCACACCACCTTTTTGGCCTCTTTCCATCCGTTAAGGCTTTTTACAGTCATGGGCGTTGCTACCTTGTTACCCAAGGCTGTGGCCATCTCTTCCCCGGCATCTGTCAACATCCGTACTTTATCGCTCTGGGTCGCAAAAGATGCAACAATACTCCCCCAAAACCGTAAAGGGTCGGCATCGGGTACCACATCACCCCCCGGCTCGCAAATATCCCATTTGCCTGCATCACCACGCTTCATCATCCACCCACCGGGGAAGACGAGAACTGTGGGGTTGGCCTTGCAATGTGGTTCCGTGTCAGGCATCTAGGTCATCCTTCTCCAAAAACCGCGCAATGCCTTTGTAGGGATCATCGTGGTCAGGGCCCACACAGTTCCCGCTTTCATCAAATATGCGTTCGCCGGAGACCACATAAGTGCAATCACCCACAAGGTCAACTTTCTCAATTTTCACGGCGGTGACACCGTCGCCCAAAACAGCCCACTTGCCCGCGTCTGCCTGTGTAATCGTTATCATGCGGTTTTCTCCTGCCGGTGTGCCTGTGTTTGTCCCGCGGGGTCCGGCACCGGCCTCACTTCGTACCCAAACACAAGCTCCAACTTGTGGTTGATGTAAATGGTGGCTCCCGCATCTGCGGCGGCCTTATAAGCTTCCTTTACGGTTTTAAACCCGCTGGCAACCTCTTTTCCGTCACGCAACAAAGCAAACATAGGCTTACCCTTTACGCGGCAAAAGTCCGAGCGTTTGGGCCATCTCACGTGTCAGGTCCAAAAGGTCAAGCCTGCTGTAAATATGCGGCGGGATAGGCGTCTCCCCCCTGCACCACCGGCCAACGGTGGAGGCGTACATTGCAAGGCTTTCCGCAAACTGTTCCTGCGACATCCCCAGCTTTTTAAGCCGTGCCTTTAACTCTTCCCCCCCCTTTATACGGGCCTTCAGTTCGTCTTCTGTCAATTTTGTGTTTAAAAGTTTCTTTTCCATGCCTGTATCTATAAACGTGCACCGTGCATATGTCAAGCCCTGTATTTACACGCAGCCTGCACTCATAAAAAAGCCTCCCGCAGGGGAGGCCGGCACATGGGTGTTAGGCGAATCAAAGCAGGCAAAACAATTCCCGAGCCCATACACCTTCCCCCGTTGTTCGGCACGGTGGGCTGGCCAATAGCCTTTCCCCCCTCCGTCCATGCCGCTCTTGCGTGCCTGCTTTAGGGGTTAGGCGTGTGTATCTTAAAACATGTCAATCCCACGGGGCAACCCATGTTGTGCATTCTTTGCGCCACAATTCCATCAATTTTATGTCGCAACTCGGCATAAGCGTCCTTAGGGCCTCACATCCTATCCCGTTTGAAGGCGGCAGCGTACCATGCGCGCATGCGCTCAACAGTGCCAGCATCGGCAGCATCCAGCTTTTCCTTAATGGCAAGGGCTTTATCAACTTGGGCAAGGGCATTTTTGGCATTCTCAAGCTCACGCGCTTTGCGGTCTCTCTGTACCGACAAAAACACCCCTTCCAGGTGGGCAAATAAAGCTGCAATAAGCGCAGCCAAAAGGCCCGCAACATACCCCATAAAACCTATTTTGCGGGCTGTGCGGGTTGGTCAACCGCCACAGGCACGGTAAGCTGGGTTTCGGCTTGGTCAATAAGGTTGATACCAAACTCCTTGGCACCAAAGGCCAGGGCGATAATGCCGAGAACACCCAGAATGATGGGCATGATCTTTGTCTTGAGGTTATCCATGGGGGTCTCCTTGTTTACAGTTGGTTAAGCTTCCAACAGCATAGACTTGGCCACGCGGGTGTCAATCCCCCCCGGTTGCCGCATAAGCATTCCCAGCACAACAGCACGTGTCCCCCGCTGTACCCAGCCCTTTTCATTCATCTCCTCCACAACGTTGTTGCGGCTCAACCAGTACCGCACCCGTTGGCTGGCAAGGTGGAGCATTATCTGCAGGGGGTCAGCATTTGCTACAGCGGCAAGTGTGGCAGGTCCCACCAAACCATCCTGCCGCACGCCGGCAATGCCCTGCAGGGCGGTAGCTGTAAATCCGGGTCCGGGGTTTACGGCACACTCAAAAGCCATCAGGTCAACGCCGGCCGACAGCGCATCACACCCAAGCTTATCCCAATATAACGCCCTATAAACCGCTTTTGCCTCTTCGCGTGTGAGTTTACTCACATCATCCGCCGTACACGCCTTCCCGCGCGCCTGCATAAGCGTGGGCAGCGTTATACCCCAGCGCGTGGGGTAGTCGTTGGCATTGTCGGTAAAAACGTCTCCACCCTCTTCCCGTAAGGTAAACCGCAACACGGTCTCAAAGTTCTCTCTCATATCCCCGCTTTCCACAGCATCCAAACCACAGCCGCGCCTATGGCAAGTATGGGCCACTCGTTCCGCAGGTACCACTCGGCACTGCGCACCCAAGCGTCAAAGCTACGTCTCCTTAGGCTCCGCCGTTCAGGTCGGCATATGGAGTTCATTTACCGTTTCCTCCTTTTAAAAAAGGCAGAACAATGTCGCCGTCCAATACTTTCACCACAACTTTCATGCCAACTACACCAATCAAAAAGGATACTCCTCCACCGCTGGCAGGCGGCATCCCTGCCAACTCCACACATACGGTACTGCCAGTGGCAGCCAAAATCGTACCTGTCAAGAGCGTTGCAAAAATAAGGGAAGGGCTCAGGTTTTCCCGTCGGTGCATACCCACTGCCACGTGCACCAAAGCACCACAGAACCCTGTCAGTGCTGCCATAATTTGATCCCAGTGTTGGTCAATTTCTATCACGTTAGCTCTTTCTATCTAAAATAACTGTGTAAACGTTGCCAGCTGGTTATCTGAAACAGAAAAAGGATAGTAAACTATACGTTTTATGTGGCCGTTCCAGGCCCTTTGACCAAATGCGTTTCCAACTGTAAGCCTATCAACTGTAGGCATACTAACTGTCGTATCTTCAGTTCCCAGCGTCCCGTTAAAAGAAAACTGTGCCCTATTGCCTGAAAAAGATACTGCTGTTTTAAACCTGGTTCCGTTTGAAGGTCTGGAAAAAGCTTGTGCAAATTGAGGTACACCTGAGTTAAAACAGGTCCACTCCAAAAAACCGCTTGCCCCGTTTACACGTAGGTATATCCCGTTGCTAAGAGATCCTGAAGACAGCCCTAATGCCGTTTGGTAATCCTGAGAAAACCCAACAAGATCGCCTTCAAATACAATCGTACCTTCAGAAGCATTAAACTTTAAAAGAGATAGATTATTTATAGATGCAATATCTATGTTTCTTGTTTCAGTTGCTGCTAATGTCGGTATATAAGATGTTGGAAAACCGATATTTTCAAGCTGAAACAGCGTTGGGCTACCAATAGGCGTTACCAAAACCGTACCTGCGGTACTCACAGTAAATGTTACAGGGCTACCACTAGTGGCCGTACCAAACCCTGATCCAATGGCCGTTACCGCTGCAACTGTTACGCTTCCGGTTCCTTCCATCCATAATGTGTAAGTACCTGCAGAAAGGCTTCCCGTCGTTTGTAAAGCTGGTGTATCAGAGTTTACAAGGTAATTGGTAACAGATCCCTCAACCAAGAAACCTTGAGGGGTCAGATTTGTAGGGTTGTAGTCAAACCGTGCAACATCCCGGCCAACGGTAATCCGCGTCCCAGAACTATTATAAACCGTGGCGCTGCTTGTCCTGCTAAACGTCATGCCTGACGGCAAAAACGGGCTGGTAATAAAGTTATAGTCCGCTGTAGCTTGCTGGCTGGCGTTGGTAGACCACTGTCCTACCGTATTTACGCCTCCAACACCACCAACCCCGGAAGCATATGAAAAACTTGCCCCTAAGGCCAAAACCAACCCGAGGAGGAGGGTACGCATCTTCATGGCTTATCGGCGCATCCGTTGCAGGTTGCAGCTTGCCGTACTGCTCCCGGCAATCAGGGCGGTTGTGGCGCTCGCCGGTACTGTCAAAACCTGCTTTTGGTTGGGGCTTAACCGAAACCCGGTGGAAGATGTCAAAGTGATGGGCCCAAGGTTATTGGGCAAAATGGCAAGGGCTGTCGTCTGATCGCATTCAAAAGCCACCAAAACATCCGTGCCGGTAATGTTGATGGCGGTGGACGACACCACCGTGGCACTGGTCACCGTCAGCGTGGTGGCACTTCCGTCCAGCATGGCGCTGGTCACTTTAACACCCTCGCCATAGGCCGTTTTAGCCATGTTGGGAAGCGCAAATGCAACCCACGGTACCGCCGCCAAAACCACTGCCATCAAAATACGCTTCATAACCAGTGCCCTTTCGTTTGCGTTAACTCTAAGGCTTTGTGGCAGTTCCTTAAACCATATTGCCTTAAAAATGGTCATCGTTTAAAAATTACTGCCAGGTAACGGTTGCTGTACCGGCATCAAAAGTATCTGTACCATTGGCGGTATTAAGCTGAATACGATCTAAAACTCCTGAAAACGTTTTTGACCCTGCAACCGTTATCGTACCGGCCGCGGTCGTAATACGAAGAACACCAGATGCCACCCAAGAGTTTCCACCAACGTTTGTTAAAATAATGGTTCCTGTACGCGTTTCAGCAGCAGAAGTTGCCTGCATAACAAACCCAGACGTTGAAGACCCCGAAGCTACCGCGCCCGCCATCTGAGAGGAAGCAGAGTCATAGCCCGATGTTTCAAAGCTTCCACTTCCCCCCTGCACTAGCACATTAGCCGATCCATTTGTTGAAACACCTACTAGTGAGATAAAAATACGGGTAGCCCACATGGGTATCGCCGTTGTTAACGTCACAGTAGCTCCAGACGTTGTATTGACCAAGCCTGATGTTCCGCCTCTATCAGCCCACTCGGGATAAGTTCCACCCGCATTCATGCGTAAAAGTTGGTAAGCGCTTCCCTTTGGTAGCTTCAAAAGGGCTTTCGTATCACTGGCATATATTAAGTCACCAGCCGTATAGCTTACCAGTCCAGTTCCACCATACGCCAATCCAAGAGGCGTGCTTGGTAAAATTGACCCGCTCACAACAAGGCTATTACTGGTAAAGTAACCAACCTGCGTACCAGCCACCGTCAGGCTTATCGTCGCCGTGTTGCTCGTGGTTGTGCCGCTTGTTAAGTAAACGCTTGTAAGGCCTATGCCTAGGGCTGTAGGTGTCGTAATACCACCCAAAACCTGCCAATTGGTACCATCGTAAAAAAATGGATGGGACGTTCCACTTATCAGTTCGCCACCAACTAAAGCGCGTCCACTGTGGTAAACAGGCTTTGCCCCTAAGGCGTCAACGTTTAATGTCGCACTATTGGTATTGGTGGTGGGTACGGTTAACCATACCACCGTTCCTGTCGTCAAACTGGGTGCCGGTATGGTCCGTGTCAGGGTATAAGCGTTTGCACTCCCAGCCACCGTGCCTGTGCAAAGAGTATTGTCGCGCACCTGGCTGGCTACGGTAAAATGGGCCGAGTCTGTGGCCGTTCCCGCACCCGTAAACCTGTACCCGTTCATGGGCAAGTTGGCACTCGGCTGGCTTTGACCATCTTTGGTATAGCAGGTGGAAAGGCCAACCGCAAAACCATCCATTTCCGCATCCATGCGGTCTGCACGGATGTTGATGCCGTTGGCTTTATCTGTTTGCCAGTTATACAGGCGGTTAAAATTTCCGTTACCATCAAAGGCCGCGTGGGCGGGTTCCGCCAGCATCATGGCAAATGCCATGAGGCACAATACTGCAAACCCTACAGCACCAAAAAGGTACACCCATTCCTTACTCATACGGTGCGTCATCGGTCATCCTCCCTTTGGTTTTGCACGGCGGCCATAATTTCAGCAGCCAGAAGTTGGGCCTTTCGGCTCGCCGGGTTTAAAATAGCCAACTGGCGCATCTTTTTCACACTATCCGGCGCTGTAAACACTTTTCCAAGCTCACGGGCGTTGGCGCGGTATGCCCAGTTTTCAAGCACATCCCCTGCCACTCCCAGCGGGCTTGTCAGCCCCTTGCTGGCCACGCTGGTGGCCCCTTTTAATTCTTCACTCATGCCAAGGTTGGCAGCTGTGTCACTCCCCCGCGGAAGCCTCTTGCCGGTGGCTTCCATCACCTGTGTAAACTTTACCCACCCCGGCCATACCGATTTCCCGTTGGGCAGCGCCTCAATCGTAGCGCGCAGGTTAGCCCGCGCCTGCGGGTTGCCCATCACTGTGGTCACAAACTTGGCCCCACCCCACGGGTTAGGTCCGCTTTGCAGGGTTTTCACACTGTCGTTGAAAATGTTCTCCATCCGCGCCCCCACAAGGTGCCGTACAGCGCTGGGGTTAACCGTACCAAGCTGGTCTGCAAGTGCCTGTATGCGGTCAGGTCGTGTGGTCTCAGGGTTTAAAAACTCATCGGCCATGGCTTTCACTCGGCTGCTTACATTCTCGCCACCAGCAGTCATTAAACGCCCAATGGCACCCTCTTCCAACGGGTTCACGACCTTCTGGCTGGTATCCTTATAGGTAGCAAGGCCTGTCTTATAGGCGGGACTTGCGGTCTCCAAAACACCCTGAAGGCGCTGGTTAAACGGTGCCAGCGCTGCCACTTCCCTATTGTTAAACGTGTTCTCAGGGTCCAGCGGGTTGTATTTTTTGTAAAGGTTTTCCGCGTAGGTGCGATTGGTTTCCACCAGGGGCCCGAGCTTTCCCCCCTCCGTGGGCTGGTCCAAAAGGTCCCTGTACTTCTGCAACTTTTTACCAAGCGGGTTATCGGCGCCCGTCAGCGCAATTTCCGCATCAATATCCTTTTTAATCGTCTCAATATCGTCAACAGCAGCCGGGGTCACGCTTTGTGTCCGCGCCTCCGTAAACTTCGGCTGTGTCGTTTCCGTTCTGGATTTTACGGCGCGCGCCATGACGTCCTCAGCCGCTTTTTGTGTGGTATTGGCCGCAACTTCAGGTGCCACGGGGTTCCCAAACGTGTCCCGCATCAACGTGCGGCCGGCGGCCTCAACCTGCCCTGGCCGTGCCGCCATAAAAGGCCGCAGGCTCACTTCGCCCGTCGGGGCTTGCTCCACAGCACGTTGCAACGTTCCAAGTCGTGTTTGCTGCCCTTGTACTTGCTGTATGGCTTCGGGTCCCGTCAAAGGCACGCCAAGTCCCGCTGCCGTGGTCTGTAGGCGCTGGGCTTCGTCCATCTCTGCAGGGCTTACATTTTCCAAAGCCCTTGCTAAAATGTCTCCGGGTCGGCTCACCGCCCCCAAACTTCGTGCCGCGCTGGGTAAACTCCCCGCCAAAAGGGCAGCCGTTAAGCTTGCGGGGCCTTCAAGCGGCGTGTCTTCAAACACCTGCCGCGTTCCTTCACCAGCCGTTCCCGCCATTGCGTTGGAAAGGGCCGCGGTCCTTCCAAAAGGTCTACCCGATATAGCCCCCGCCAGCGCCTCCTGCAAAATTTTCCCTTTCGGTGTTTGGGCGTTGTAAAAAAGGCTCGGCCCCCCCACGGTTTCTGAAAGGCTGTTGACTCCATGTTTAATATCTTGCGTGGTTGGCAAAACGTTGCTGGATACCCTTTCGGCTTCCGCCCGCTGTGCATCAGTAGGCTCGGCCATGCCAAGCTTTTCCTGAATATACCCCGCAACCTTATCCATGCCCGTCAGGCGTTGTATTCCCTTATCCGCCTTGTTCACAAGGTCAAGCACATCTCCGGGCATCCCTGCAAAGCGCGCAGCCCCTTCCTGCGGCGTTGTCAGCACCACCTTGGCATAATCAACCGTGGGGTCTGCTGTTTCACGTGCAACAATTTTAGGCACCTCCGGCGTGGCAACGGTCTGTTGCGGGGCCATAGGCGCATCCTTCCACCACTCCTGTGCGCCTTGCGGGGCCTGCGGGTCTGCCGGTTTTGCCAACGGGGCGCTCTCCCACCATTCCATTACGGTTTGACCCGTTGTGTGCCGTCAGGCGCCACAAATATGGCACCACTTGGCAACCGTGCAAATTCGTCCGCCGTTTTGGGTGCAGGCATATTCCCGCTGGGCTGAAGGTTTGTGGTATTTCCCGGCATTGTCGCAGGCCCGCGTGCCGCCATCGGCGTACCCGGCGGCGGCAACATATCCTGCCCGTTGCCACCCATGGCCGTATTGGCAAACACCCGCTGGTCAGGTACCTGCGGCGCCTGCCCCGGTATTTGGTTAACGGGCGGCGTTAAAACAGGGGAGGCCGTCTGTACAGGTGTTCCGCCACCTCTGGCAACCACACGGTTCCTTATTTCATCGGCAATGGGCCCGGCAATGCTGGTCTGCGTCAAAAGGAACTTGTAGGCATTGTCCATTTTGGCATCCCGCGCCTCCGGCCTGTCTGTCGGGCTCGGCAGCATGTTGCGGAAGCGCGTAAATTGGTCCTTTGTCACGCCCGCACCTGTCACAGCACTGGCAAGGCCTTCCAAAGCAGCATCACGGCCAGAAGTATAAACCTGTTCATCCGGTGTCAGCATGCTTTGCCCCAACAGGTTTCCAAGGGCTGTACCATCCACTGTTTCCGATAGGGCAAGGCGTACGGGGTTTACGCCGGGACTCTTCAGCTTCTTTTCAATATCATCAAGCCCGCTGCTTAACATCGTACTGCGGCTGGCCGCCTGCCCCTGTTGTTCAGTCATTTTTGTGGGTGCCGCAGCACCGCCACGGCCCCCCATTTGGATAAGGGGGCGCCCTTGCGCATCGTAACCCGTAATTTGCAACCCGCCATCACTTTGGCTTAACTTCTGCCTGTCAATATCCAACTGTGCCTGCTGGTAAGGTGTGATGGGCTGGTTGGCAAGCGCCTGTGCTTCGGCACGTGCCTTGGCCTCTGCCGTCCACTGGTCCTGTTTCATTTTCTGGGCAAGGGCCGCCGTATCCGGGTTGCTCGCCAAAATTTTCCCGGCTTCCGCGGGGTCACTTCCAGTGAGGGCTTTTGTCAGCGTGTCATCGTACGCAGCTTGCCGGTCCTGGTACTGCTCGTCTGATTTCTTCCCGAGGTAACCAGATGCCACCCCGGCGGCAACACGCGCCAAAGCTTCAGTAAGGCCGCCTTTAACGGGAGACGCATCCGCCGCCATGGCCCGTAGGCCTTTTGCAGAACCATACAAAGGGTCTGTCTCCTGTGCCTTTTGCAAAGCTTCTGCCAAAGCCAAACGGCGCCTGGCAGGGGGCGTCACCATAGGTTCGGCAAAGTTCACGTTTCCCCCGCTTAAAGCCTGTGTCAAATCGCCATCCATGTCACACCACCCCCAAGGCTGCGTAGTCTACGCTGTCAAACCCATCTTCACCCGTTTGCACAAGGTGCGGCAACACGGCTTTCACTTCGTCGGCCATCACACCCATATGCAACGTTTCCATACCATCCCACAGGTAACGGTAAAGGTACAGGCCAACCCCAGCCATCAGTTCACCAATCCGTGTAATAGAAGTTTTCAACCGTCTGTCGGATATAAACGCACTCCCAAGGCTCCCGCCAAGAGACGCCACAGCACCAAGGGCAGCATTGTTGGCATTTGCCTTGTTGGTGTAGTAGGCATTTGTGGCGCTGGTCACATCGTTTCCGGCCACGGTCGGTGTGTTCAGGCTGCTAAAGGTTGGCATTGTCACACCCCCGCTGTTCCCCATTAAGGTTGCTGCCTCATTCAGCGGAAGCTCTCTTGCTGTCAATGCCTCCGTAAGGGCATTGCTGCGCGCGGTGTTCTGCATGCCAAACAGGTTTTGGGCGGCCTGGCTGGCGCTTGCCGTGGCCGAGTTCTGGGCCGTAGCGTAGGCATCATTTTTATCACGTTCAAAGTTGGCCATAGCGTTCCTGTAGGCTTCGCTGTTCGGGTCAGTTATCCCCTGGTTGACCAGTTTGGTCTCCAACTGCCGGCGGGATTCTTCCCACTGCGGGTCAAGGCGGCTTCTGGCCTGGTTGTAAACGGCATCCCCTGCACTCTGCAAAAATTGCGTATCCCCGGTGGGGGCTGCTACACCGATAGAATCCAGGCTGAACGGTGTAGAAAGGTTATTGCTCACATTCCCCACCTGCTGGTTGGCAAGGTCAATAAGCCCTTGGCTGTAGTCCATCTGGCCTTTGTAAAGCTGGTCACCCTGCGGGGTCAGGCTTGTCGTGGCCTCATAGCGTGGCGTGCCGTCGCTCCACGTTCCCACCTGTTTGTAAGTCAGGCTTCCAAGGGGGCTGTACTGGTCAACGTAATTTAAGCCTGCCTGCGCAATAGCCGTTTCCTTGTTGGCAGCCCCCTGTGCCGCCGCAGTCTCAGATGGAGAAGGGGAGGAATTACCTTTGCCCATGTTAAATATTTCCCGTTCCGTTATCGCTTCTATATAACCCCACAGGGCAGTGCTTTAGCCACACGTCTGCCTCACTTTTCAGCATTCCAAAACATAGTCCGTCTTCTCCCGGCCCAAAAAGGTCACGCATCTGCCCTTCCTGCTTAAACCCCACACCTTCAACAAGCTTCCGGCTTCTGGTGTTGGATGCCGCAACAAAAGCGCTTATACGGTTGCACCCAAGCTCCAAAAATGGGAATCCAAGCAATGCGCCAATGGTATCACGCCCCGCCCACACCGCGTTTTCAGCGCCAATACTCATGGAAATGTGTTTGCAGTCAGGGTAATAGTCATGGTAAATTGCAACACACACAATCCTGTCATTCACCGCAATCCCCACAGTGTTGCTTTTATGGTCAAACCTGTAGTTTCCCCAGGGTATATGCATGTCCGCCCAGGGTATCAACAAGTTTGGGTGCCCAAGGATAATCCGGCGCTTCATCACCCAAGGCCGCCTGCGCGCTCGTACCGCCAATCCACACCCAAAAACCCTATGGCGTTGGCCGCGGTAGAAAACATCATGACAAGCCCCGCGCACCTTCCAATGGCCGAGGTACTGCGCCACTGCTGGAATGTGGTAAAGGCATCGCTCCACTCCGCCGTATCCCACGCCGTTTCGTCCCACGGCGCCCCCGTCCCCGTGCCCGAAATAAAGTTGTCAGGTATCCCATCCCTAAAATCCGTGTTGATTTTAAGCCCGTACGTCAGGTTGCCGTCGCTTTGCAAGATGGGGCGCACAAGGTCAAACTTCTTCAGCGTTCCCCTGTCATTCATGTAGTCGTAGGCCAGCCCTACAAGCCCCGTAATAGGGTTCCCGTTGTCGCTGGTTCCGTTATCCCACTTCCACACTTTCCCGCCGGAGGACCCAAAATACAAAATATCGTCCACAAGGGCAAAACAGTACGCTGTAAGGTCCTTAAACCGGCACCATCCCCCTGTGTTGGTATTCATCACCCACTGCTGGTTGGGCCCGCTTGTGTAAATGGGCACGTTAATCACCATTTGGCGGTTGCGCGGGTAAAGCACAGCTTGCCACCCCTGCGTGTTTTTATAGGTTGCAGCCACACTTGTCACCGTCGGTGCAATCTGGGCCGAAATAGAATCATCCGCCTGGCTGTTTCTATCGCGGGAAAGCACACGCGAAAGGGGCAGCATCCCGTCCGTCGTCGCAATCACAACGTCCGATGCAAACTTGATCCAGCAACGGCGCCCCAACGGCGGCGCAATCCTGAAAACACCCACAAGGTCCCACGCTGCGGCATCACCGGGGTCCGTACCTTGAAAGATGATGACCTCCCCGTTGGAAGTGATAAACACCGCAAAATCGTCCACGCCACTTCCGCCGTCACGTGTCCACGTGGCCATGGTCATCAGGTACCCGCCAAGTTCGCATAATGCCCCAAGGTCGTACGGGGCCATTTCGCCTGCAATGGTCTGGGTGGCTTTCAGGTACCAAAACCTCAGGGAATCCTTTTCAATCGCAAAAACCCTGAATTTATGCTTATGCACCACCACCATATCATTTGCAGTCGTACTGCCTGTAAACCCGGTCCACGTGTTATCCGTTATGGCTGTGCCGTCAAACTTTTGTGGTGTATCCGTGCCGTCTACCAACAGGGTGTAAACGCCGCTTCCCGTAATTTCAACCTGTGTGTTGCTCCAGTAGTTACCAGAAAACCCGCTTTTCAGCAGAGTTGCGGCACCTGCCGACGTCGCATCATAAATACTGCCGCCGCAGGCCGCCAAAAGTTTGGAGTCTGTGGGGCTTTGCCACGGGATAAGCGTCTCCACGTTGCCGGTGCCAACGCCCGTGGCATAAACGGTGTTGCCGCTTCTTAACTCGGCTTTTGTTTCACCGGGGAAGACATTATCCATCAAAATAGCCTCGTCAGGCTTCATGGCGCTCAAGTTTTTACGCGTTACCCACCCCTTAACGGGGGCAGGCCGTGTCACCTCCACAATATTGCGGGGCCGTAAGCGGGCCCTCTGGCGCATTGTCGGCTTTCTGGGGTAGGTCAGCGTCATTGCGGCCAGTTACCCTCTTGCACGTTTTCTGTCCCCAGCAGAAGCGTGGGCGGTACGGGCGAAAGGCTGCTTACGCGTGTCACTCTGGCCTGTGATAGGTTGGTTTCCGTATTGGAATCAAAGTCGGCCATATCGTCTTCGTAAGCAAGGCCTTTCTCACGCTTCCAGTAAGCGCGGATTCCCATGGCAAATGTCTGTTCGCTCGCAAATCCAAAAAGCAAGGTGTCGGTATCCGCCGCAAAGGCATCCGCCCCTGTCCCCCCGCTATTAACCCAGTTTTTGCTGTAGTAGGCAAACCCAAATGTGTCCCCGGCATTTGGTATCACGTCAAAATAAATGGCGGGCTCAAGCGTCGTTGGGTTTTGCTGGATCTGAAACCTGCTATACGGCCCAGCAACGCGGCGCGCCATGGCCAACTGCCATTCCTGTGGCGTCAACGGCCCCCGGCTGTAGGTTGCCCGGCTCAGGTTCCAAAGGGTTTCTCCCTCCTGCCTGGCAAAATCAGGCGCCAAGTCTGAAAGGTCTCCCTGCAACCGTGCGGCCACGCTGGTAAACGTGGCATACTTCAGCAACACCGGCCAGTCTATATTGGAGAGATTTTGCCCCACGTCGTTGGCAATGGAAAGGAGAAGCTGAGCATCCGGGTCCGTGCTCCCCACCAGCGTTGTTTGGGTAGGTATCCCGATACGGGCCGCCACACGGTTGTTGATGATCTCAAGAAGGGTGGCAGCCATATCGGGTTTCTCCTATTTTACAGCGCGGGGCTCTTGCTTGCCGGCGTTTTGGGCCTGAAGGGCAGAAATCTGGCGTTGCAGTTCCTCAATTTTGGCCTTGGCAACCGCCTCCGTCTGTTCTTTTTCCTGCCGCAGGTTTTCCACGTCGGCAACAAGCTTTTTCGTCACGTCACCCGTGCGCCCCTGCATGTAGGTTTGCGCCATGGTTCTAAACCGGCGCATGCCCATCCCCATGTTTTGGCACTGCGAGTCTGAAAGTTCAGCCAGTTCTTCCACGCTCCCTACGTTATTATCTATCAAAAGCTTGATAATCTGCTTGGAAAGTCCTCCGAGAATGTTTAAATCCGTCCCACCCGTCCCCGAGACACCCGTGTTGGTGCGGAACCCTTTCAGTTCCATATCAAACCGGTTCAGCGCCATAATGGCTTTGGGGTCATTTTCGTTGTTGCGGATTTCATCCTGCAAAATGCGCCGGTACTGCTCAACCGTTCCATACCAGCTGTGCCGCTGGTCTGTGGGTATCACCACCTGCACCATCTCCTGGATACGGTCAACCATCTCCGGTTTGCCGTCGGCATCCAAAACTGGCTTGCCTTTTTCGTCAAGCTTGGCCACCTTTTGGTAAACGGTCACACCGGCATCGTTGCTGGCTTTCACGTTCTCAACGGGTTCAAGGCTAAAAATATACTTCATGGTGTTCTCCGTGTTTTACTGTTGGGGGTTGCCTGAGTCCGGGGTACCGGCATCGGGCGCCAAAGGCTCCGCCGGGCTTTGCCCGTCCCACACCTGCTCACCGCCTTCAGGCAGCAACGGTTCAGGCTCCGTTCCACCTTCGCCGCCTTCAGGTGCCGGCGGCGGTACGGGGTCACCTTCTTGGTGGTCCCCATCTGCCGGTGTAAGCGGTTCCCCTTCTACGGGTTGCACATCCGTCTTGGTTGCTTCCTGCTCACTTCGCCAAGAATTTAAAGCAGCTTTAAAGCGTGCATCCTCTCCTGCGTCATTTTTGCAGGTGTTGTTAAGGTAATCTTCCACACGGCTGAAAAAAGTCAGCGTGGCGCCGGTGACGATACGCACCACCTCAACTGGCTCAGGGTTGCTCCCAATGGCCTCTTTGGAAAAGTAGTATTGCGGCATTTCTGTTCCTCCTTTTAAAATGTAGGGAAGGGCGTATTTGCCCTCCCCCATTCTCGGGTGAGGGTTAGCTCACCTGTCCTTGTGCGTGCGGTCGGTTCAGGATAACCACGCCCTGCCCACCGCTGCTCCCGGCAGCCGAGAAAAACGCCCCCAGCATTTGTTTGCCGTTCACAGCCGCGTCGTCCACAACAGCGGTTGCCTGCCAGAACACGTTAGCCCCGGCAGCAACGTCACCGCCAAGGTTTACAAGGGCGGCGCCAGCAATCTGGTACCAGCCATAACCTGTGGTGCTTGTGTTGGCAGCCATGGCAACCGCAAGCGGTTTACTGCGGTTGGCCGTGCCCGCCCAACGCGTCGTTGTACCAGCATAGGTGTCATATTCCACAACATCGCCGCCTGCAGTGCTGGCCACCCCCGGCAGGTAAATAAATTCACCCGCACCGTAAGTAGCGTCACGCCCCTGCACGATTGTCCCGATGGGAAATTTCGGGGTCGTATCAATACCCGTCAGGTTCACACCGGAGTTTGTAATGCAATTCCAAACCATTTTGAAATCCTTTCCTTGATTCCCCCCTTATAAAGGCCCGGCGGTCGGGGAGGACTCCCTCCGGGCCTCGCCCAGTATTAGGCGGTCAGCACACCTTGACCCTTGGCATAGCCCATGGTCATGTTGCCTGCCCAGCCCACAACCGACACGGTGGCGTCCTGGTTAACGCTTTGGCGTTGTCCCCCAACTTTCGTCAGGTTACGGCGCGCGTGCGGGCGCAGCATAATGTTGCTGGTGTTCAGGGCATACACGTGGTTGGTGGGGCATGCGCCGCCAATACCACCGTCCATGACAAACGGTTTGCCCATGTATTCCAGTTCCATGCTACCGGCACCAAACGCCTTGCCGTCTCCGGTGTTGGCCACTGTGACACGCTGCACAAGCATCAGGCTTTGGTGGTAGGCACCAAAATAGTTGTTGTCGGCAATGTACACGTCCGGGCCTTCGCCGTTACGGGTGGTATTCAAGGTCAACGTCAACAGGTAATCCTGAATGTTGGCACTTGTCACCGCGGCGCCGCCGTCGTTGAGGGCGCTGTAGGTAAAGTTGCGCCAGAAGCTCCACGTGGAACGGTCAATACCGCCCACGGTGCCGCTGGTGCTTGTATCCGCCACAAGGGATTGGAGCCCCCCGATCTGTTTACCGCCCGTACCCGTGCCGCTGGAGTACATATCAACACTGAAGCGGTTTTTAAAGGTCCGCGTGGCCACGTTCATACGTTCTTCCAGCAGGTCAAACAGCTGTTCTTCGCCGCTCACTTGCAGGTCTTCCAAGCCGTTCACCTGCACCGTCAAAGCAACCTGCTTGATGGCGTAGATGGCGTAGGTCATCGTGTCTTCAGCAGCCAGCGTCAGGGTTTCCGCGCCAGAGTAGCTTTGGTAGGTGCTGTTTTCAGCATAGTTGAGAGGGTGCCGGATTTCAAAACCACCATCAAAAGTCTTCACCTGCCCGCGTTTGTTTAGGTAGTTGTAAAGGCCGATGTTGTTGGTAATGTTGTCGTGCATTTCATCAAATACGTTGGCAACGGCCAGCGTAAGTGCGTCCCCATAGTTATAGGTCTGTGTTTGAGGTACAGCCATGTCCTGTGTTCCTTATCTTGTCACCCCTGGGTCCCCTGTACCGTATCGCGGATAATGTCCCGCATAGTACGGGCCGCTGCCGGAGATTTGCCTGCGCTTCCACGGAGAGAGGCAGATGCCGCCCGTTCTGTTTTGGCTGCCTGCTCGGCTTTGGATTTAGCCTCCTGTTCACGATCTTTGGCTGCCTTGGCGTCTAAAAGCTGTTGGCGGATTTTGGGGTTCACCCATACCGCCGCTTCATAAGCCGCTTTCAGGTAGTCCGTCATGGGCTTGGGAGACACGCCGGCGTTTTGGTCTGCCTTTATCAATCGGCTGACTTCAAATGCCATCTCATTCTTCAGTTCGTCAAAGTGAGGGTATAGGGCATTGCCCGCCTCGTCCTTTGCATTTTTAAACTGAACCTGAACGGTCTCCGCTTCACGTGTCAGAGCACGCTTACGCTCGTTGGCTTCTTCCATTTTTTCCCGCTCCATGGCATCCACTTTATCGCGAATAGCCACAAGGGCCGGGTCCATATCCTCACGGCTGAGGGAACTCCCGGAGTTGGGAGTCTGTTGTTGGTGTTGTCCCAAGGCGGCAAGGTTAATGCCACGCTGGCTGGCAAGGGCAACAAGTACACCTACGGGGTTCCGGTCAAATTCGGCATCAATAGCCATAAGGCGGCGGGTGGCTGAAAGGCCGTCCTCACCTCTGGCTGCAAGCCGCTGACGATGGGCCTCAAAGGTCTCGTCCACGCTTCCATAGCGTTTCCTCAGGGTTGCAGTTTCTTCCTGCGACGCGCGCACAACCTTGCTGCGTTCGGCCTCAAGTCTGGCAACTTCCTGCTGCACAGGTTGAGGGAGCGACGCAAACATGCTTTTCGCACTTGCACTCCAACTGGCCGGGGCACCAAGGGGCTGGTTTTCACCAGGCTTGGGGGCTTCTCCGGGTTGCGGGGGTGTCAAACTTGGTGTGGCGGGGTTATCCGCCACTACGGGCTTAAATTTACCGTCTTCGCCGCGTGTTTTCAGTCCTGTAGCGGCATCCTGCGGCCTCTTCTGCTCGGCTTCAAATTTCTGCTTGGCCTCTTGAAAGGCATCTTTGACAAGGCGCCGCTGTTTTTGCGGTACGTTTTCCTCCGCAGCCTTATCGGGCTTGTCGGTTTTTGTGGTTTCCTTTTCAGGTGGGGTCCCTGCAGGTTTGCTTTCCGCCGTCTGTTCAGGCTTTGTGGGCTGTTCAACGGCGTTTACCGGGGCCGCAACATCCAGGCGGTCCTCGGCTTCCAAAGATAAGGTCTCGGTCATGTCTGTCATGCCACCACTTTAGGCACACCAACACCTTACTGCAACCGGTATGCTCAAAATATATGCTAACTGTATTGGAATTGCTTGGTGCCCGGCCTTTTGGCTTCGTGGCGTATCATGTTAACCCTGTCCCTTATGGCTTCACGTTCCTGCATGGTCAAATCCAGCCTGTTGCCGCTGGTCGCTGTACCGTCTGCTAGTTTTTTCTCATAGGCATCCCCAACCTCTTCACGCCCGTACATTTTTGTTGCACGCCTAAAGTCAGAAATGTTTGAATACTTTTTTCCAGTAGTCGGGTGCCATATCTCAAACCCAAGCTCGTCGTTTTTTCTGCCGTTGGCCAACATACGGTTAACTTCTTTGTCTTGCCAATCACGGCGCGCAGCAGCCTGGGCGGCCTTTACAGTGGCCTGCCGGTTCTTCTCCATAAACTGCTTAAAGTCTTTCCACGCGCGGTATATGGACTCTATAGGCCCAAACTTCATCATGTTGCTGCGTATTAAAGCATCCAGCACGGGGATATGCTCAAGATTAACTCCCTCCGCCACCATAAGCCAGTGCAATTCCTCCCACGGCAACACAGACCTGTTAACAGCCTCCTCCAGCACGATAGGTGCTGTCTTTTCAAGCTTATTGGCCAAACCTATCAGCATGGGTTACCCTCCCACAAGCACAGGCGGCGGGGGCACTTCTCCCAAAAGGCGGTTTTGCGCCGCTGCAATCTCAATCATGGTTTTTTTATTTTCGGCGGCGGCCTCTGCCGTCGTCACAGCCATATCCGTTCTGGCTTCGGCTGTCTTTATCTGCATCTCAAGCCCTGCTTTTTGGCGCTCAATATCCAGTAGGGCCTTGCCCTTTTCAATTTCTGCCTGCGTCTTCAACATATCCGGGTTTGGCGCCGGGGGCTGCGGCTGGCTAGCGCTTTTGGATATCGCCTCCACAACCTGTTCAAACTGGGCCTCCATGGTCCGCCCCACCCTGAACCTGCGTACCACAAACAGCAACATTTCCATGACAACAGGTGCCATACGGGGCTCCTGTTTGATGACATTTGTGGCCGCTGGCAAAAATGATCCCATGGCCGTGGTAAACTCTGTCGCCCGTTGCTTTTCCGCGTTTTCATCGGGCGCAATCGTGCTGTCGGTCTCAATATCCACGCTAAAGGTGCGGAGTTTGTCATTCCGTAACAAGCCCAACGCCTTTTTAAACAGTGCGCTGGGCCTCCGTATAGGCTCAATAACGCCAACCGTGGGCTGTGGCGCTATTTCTTCATAGGCTTCCGGCAAAAACTGCCCGCCGCAGGCCGCCCATATCGTTTCATCGCTGAAAAGCTCACACACTACTTCCGCTCCCAGCCGTACCAGGTCACGCGCAAACCGGGCCACATCGTTTTGCTTTTCGCTCAGGCGTCGGCTCCCAAATTGGGCCTTTAACTGCTGGGCGCCCAGAGTCTCGTTGGGGTTTGTTTGTGCTCGTTGAATGTCCGAAATCCCGATAAGCTCCCCACAGTCCTTCTTCAAAAGCTCCCGGCGCGCGTAGAGGGAATCCACAACCCGCATGACCTCTTCAATAGGCAAATACTCAAAGTTACCTCTCATGCCGCCTTTTTCGGCAAAGGCCGCCCAACTGTCCACCTTGACCAGCTTGTTGTCGTCCTGCTTAAACACCTGCTCAAGGTTTAAGCCCTTCACGCCGCCATTGTACAGGCCAACCAGCTTCAAGGCCTTGGTCAGTATGCGTATCCGCGCCGTGATCTCGTTAATTTCCCCCAGCTGATGCTCATACATCACAAAGTCGGCCCGCGGCACAAGGGTGTCGTTGGTGCTGTTGGCCCGCAAAGGGGTCGGGCAAGGGAAGAACCCTTGCAGCTTCAAAGGGTCATCCAAAACACGTAAGGGCCCGTGGGTAAACGATTCCGCAACAAGGATCTGCTTTCTGCTCACCTTGTCCCAAATATCGTAAATGCAAATCGTGTCCTTGGGCTTGCTTTCTCCCAGCGCCATACGCGGTTTGGCATTCTTGTCGCCGTAAACAAGGGTGGCTGCAACGGCTTCTCCAACCAGGTCCTCCATTTCTTCGTGCGTAAAGTATTCGCGCTTGGCCACCCAACGCTTTTCCGCGTCAAACCTCACTACGTCCTCAAGGTAGTCGTCCCACGGCACGTATTTAAAGCCAATCCGCTCGTAAAGCACTTCAGGTGTTAGGGCGGGTTCCGTATCGGCATCATGCTCTTCCGCTTCTTCTTCCGGGTTTGTGGGCGTTACATGGGCCTTCACGGGTTTGTATTCCACAAACACCTGCCCAAGGCCGGGGATGCAGTAATCCTTGACGGTCATCTTCATCACGTCGTCAAACCCGCTCACAATGTCGTCAACCTGTATCCCCAGCGTGCGCTCCAAAACAGTGCAGGCAAGCCGTGTCACAGGGTCGGCATCGTAATGGCGCCGCGCCACCGCCGGCACGGGCGCCCGCCCGTAAATGGCAGGCCGCATGGTTTCAACGTTGGACCAAAACAGGTTATACCGTGATTTCCGCACATTGCTGGTATTTCCGGTCGCCACTTCATCACGGTACGTTTTAATGATGGTATCCCCGGTTTTATGAAAAGTCTGGCGCTCCTTCTCAGCAGCCCGCATCCTGTCAAGCCACTTGGCCCGGTAAGCCCGTAAATCAATTTCCGGGTCACTCGCCGTCAAATCCTTCACAAGGTTATCGTAAGCCTGCTTAAAAGCGGGCGTCTTGGCCATTGCCTCAGCAATTTTTCCGGTGTGCTTTTCCATGCCTGTACCTTACCCCAACGCAGACTCTAAAAAATCACCCCCTGCACATAAAAAAGGCACCCACATAAGGTGCCTTTTCTGTAAAGCGAGGTTTCCCCTATCGTGTGCAATTCGTCATTTCGGTAACCTGAATCTTCGTGGTCCCCGCTGCCGCCGAACCATAGGCCGCCGTGGCCCACAGGTTACGGGCAACACCCGTAATATTGGTACGGCTTGTCACGTTGGCCGTCGGCGTTACAGCCGCAATAGCGGTGACCGAAATCACACCCGTCACGCTTACCGGCTGTGTCATAAAGGCCAAGGTCTGGCTGCTGTCCGTGTTGACGTATTCAACGGTCACGCAGCTTTTGGCGTTAAGTGCCAGGGGGCTTGTCACAGCGGTGGGAGAAGAAAGGGTGGTTGTCGCCGTCCGTATAGAAGCGCCCCCGCTCCCCGGCAGGGCAGACCCCGGCACCGCCTGGCTGTAAACCGTCGTCCACGTCCCACCCGCAGCAAAAGCCGGGGCCGCAATCAGTGAGGAAATGGCGAGACCCGCCGCCAGACCCATGTGTTTAAAGACCTTCATCGTCCATCTCCTTGTTTGCAACAGCGTAGGGTCTGAATACTCACCCCGTCAACATTCATGCCTAAAATTGAATCACCCCCCGACGAGGTCATCGCCATACATTTCGTCCAACGTCGTTTCCTGAATAGTTTTGACCTTAGGAATCGTCACAGGCTGTTCAGCCTCACGGCCACGCATACCGGAAATCATCCTACCAAGGCTTCCCAATACATCGCACTGGTCGTCATTGGCCCCGTTTGGGAACTTAATGCACTCGGCAATCAGGTCATCCACCCATGGAGCAGTTTCAGGAAAAAATACCTTCCCAGAAAACATCCGGGCCTGGATGCTGCGGCATTTTTCCATTTTAGCATCGTTAAAGCGCCCCTTGCGCACCGAAGTCGGGAATTGAACCCGGTAACAGTACGTATTCCGCTCCTGCATACGTTTTTTAAGAATCGGTTCCATGACGTTGCGTATCTGCCCGGCTTCTTCCCCCCATGCGGCTGGTTCCCACGCCTGCATCATGTCAATGACAATTTCTACCCAGACGTCGGATGTCGTACGCTCCCGCCACCAATCCACAATATAAATGTTATCGTCCGCATCCAGCCCCGCAACCCCGTGCACGGTATAATCGCCGGTTCCATCCCGTGTAGCATAATCGCTTGCACCATAATAAACCAGATCGTTAGGAAGGGTCTGATAACGGGGAAACATGTTTTTCTTGAAATATTCCCCGTCTTCCGGTGCAGGTTCCTGCATGTACTGTCCTGCAAACACGTAAGGGTCTGCTTTTTTCATCAGCAGAAGCTCCTCCACCGTATGTTTCATGGGCCAAAGGGCAAACATTGTTCCTTTCTCATCTTTTCTCAAGGCAGGCAACCTTAGGTGTTCCCATTCAAGTGGAGTATTGCCGGCCAAAATGTAGCCAGTCATATCCATTTCGTGAAGGCGCTGCATAGAGATGATAAAAGGGGTCTCACGGCTGTTGCGGCGGCTGATAAGCGTGTTGTTTAAACGGGCATTCACTTTGCCACGCTCAATTTCACTTCCGGCGTCGTCCGGTTTTAAAGGGTCATCAATGCCAATGGCCCCGGCAAACTTTTTCCCGAAACATCCCAGTTCCGTACTTCCGGCCCCAAATCCGGTAATGCTCCCTCCGGCGGGAACGGCCAAAAAACCGCCTCCGACAGAATTTCGCCATAACCCCTTGGCGTTGGTGTCTTCCCTGAACTCTAGCGGCCAATAAGCCTGGAATGATTCATGGCTGACAACCTCACGAATCTTGCTGCTGTTATCCATTACAAGTTTTTCAGCATAAGACGTATGAATAAAGTTGCAGGTCGGGTTTCTGGCAAAACACCAACTGTTAAACCCAATCACCGCCTCTTCAGTTTTTCCATACCGGGGCGGAATATTGATAATCAGGTTTTTGATCTGACCGTTGGCAACAGCTTCAAGGTACTCTGACATCATCTCATGGTGAAAGTTCACGTAGAACGGTGACCGGTGAACTTCCTGAAAAATCCAGCGTATGTAAGAAAGAAGGCCATCTTCAGCCTGTTGCTTTCGTCTCAGACTTCGTGCCTGTTCAGCCTGGTACCGTATAAACGACCGTTCCTCAGGGCTGAGGCGTTTCAATTCCTGGTACATTTCCGGTGTCAGCCCCGGTGGCAGGGTCATCATCGACATGTTTGTCTTCCATTTCTTCCAGGATTTTTAATTTGTCGCCAAGGGCAATCATACGGTCAATCCCTACGGTGGCCAACGCTTCGGTCAGCGGGCTGTCTTTTTTGTTGACCTCCTCAATCCGTATTTTCTCATTCCAAAGCTTCGGGCTCCTGTTCCTCAGCCACACTTCTACCGATTTTGGGTGCGGTGGCGCCGACTTTTGCAGGGGTACAACCTCAACACGCTCAACCTCCTTGGTTTTCTTGCCGTCTTTATTGTAAAAAACTTCCTTCACCTTTATGGCCGTTTCCTCAATCCAACGCGCTCCCATGGCGCTGTCCCTCAGGCTTTTGGCAACCCCCGTGTCATGCTTCAACTTGGCGTCCTTTATGGACTGAAAAAAATCCGGGTACTTTTGCTTCCAGTTGTTCAGCGTCCTCTCGTCCACCTTAAACCAGACGGCCAGCATTTCATCCGTGGCACCCAGCATGCAAAGTTTATCAATATCCTCACAAAACTCGGGTTTAAACGCCGTTGGACGCCCACGTGGGCGTACCTTTTTGGGTTTACGGTGTAACGGTTTGGGTTTGATAAGGTTCACCTTAGGCATCGGGTTTCTCCGGTTGTGTTCTCTCAATAAACTCCGGCGGCAACCAATAGTTGCTGAAAGGGTCAAGCCTCCACCCCCCCGGCACCTTCACCACACCTTCTACCACAAGCTTATGCGCAACGCCAATAGCGGCGTTCGTTGCCACGATCGTGGTAAAATCAACGGGCTTTAAGGCCTGGATCATTTCCGTGTTCATGCTCTACCGTAACGCGGTTTGCATCTCCGTACAACTCTCCATCTAAAATGGCAACTTCCCTTTCCACGCAGGCATCGCTTACCACTTTGATAAGCATCCCGTATTTATAGGCCAGCTCGTTTCCCGTCCCAAAAAGGCGCATCACCTCCTGCAGCATAACTTTCTCTGCCTGCTCCCGGTCACTGGCACTCATAGCCCCGCCCTTTCCCAAAACTTTTCCACAGACCCTCTCCTTTCATCAGGTTTTTAAAATTAAACTTTAATTTTATTTTGTTTTTGTTGTAGGTAGGATAACTTTCCCCCCGTTTTAAAAATCCTTTTGTATTTGATGTGTTAATACACATTTTCCTTGTGGATAACCCTGTGGATGTTTTATGTATTGTTTGGGATAATTCCACGGGATGAATACACATATTGTTCCACACCTAGCTCAACGGTTTTTATTCCTTTTTATCCACATAATTACTCACAAGCATTTCTGCGATGGCCGCATCCCTTAAACACCTGAAAGCATAAACGGCATCAGGTAGATTTAAATGCCATGCTTTGTTTAGTGCCTGAGACCATATCCTGGGGTTAAGTGCTCTCTCCAACGCCTCACAACGTGCTTTTGCTTCGGTAAGCTCACGCTGAAAATGCTCAAGTACTAATGCCAAAAGCACATCAACACGTTGTTCAGGTTTAATTCCGTGTACATAGTGTAAACCGATAGTAACACTAGCAGTATCTAGCGCCTCGTCAATCTGCACAGGTGTTGGCTTCCAGTCCTTCGCAATAAAGTCCGTAGAGCCGTTTTCAAACTTAACGGTGCCCCGTTGCGGTGTCAATTTATCGTCCATTGGGTTGGCTTTCATCAATCCTTAAAATCTGGCTTCGACGTTAATATATTCATACTTTGTCATCAGATAAGCAAAACACAACAAAGCATCCAAAAAATCACCAGTATGACCGTTTAATAAGGATATAACCTGTTTAAGGTCATCCCTGTTTAAAATACCCAGTAAACGCTCTTCATCAAGAATCTCATAAAATCTGGAACGACCTCCTGGCGTTAAATCAAACTCTTTCCCTTTCGGGGTTACAGCAATTATAGAAACACCCATCTCCCTACTCCCCTATTTGTTCAAGCGCGGCGTCAATATACCCGAGGTCACGCTCTAAGTCCCCGAGTGGTGTCTTAGAGCCAGCAAAGTGTTTTGCTGTTTCGGCCCAAGCTGCGATATCTTTTCTGGCACGTGTCAAAGCTTCCTTCGCCACGCGCAACTGCTCCTGTAGGCGGGTGGTTTCAATCCTCTCTTCAACTCAGGCTTGTGTTACCCATTCAATTGGTACAAGTCGTGTGCATCCAACTTTGCCTGTCACAAAGAAGTCCTTACCGTTGTGACGCTCCGGGCAGACAATTGTTATAGAGGTTTCGCCTACATCGGTAACAACTCCGGCAACGCCGTCACCTATAGAAGCATAATCACCTATTTGAATTTCAGTGCGTTCCATCATTCCCCCTCCTTTTCCCTGCTCCACTCTAAACCTATCTTCTTGGAACAGTCTGGGCCAATGGGAAAATCAAATACATCCACTGGCGTAACGATTCCCGGCTTCCACACCCTATCGTCGGAATCAATTCTAACAATGCGCGAGCCAGACTTTATGGGCCTTAAACACATCATGCACTCTTTGTACTTTCCTGACTTTACATCAGGGTGAACGTCTCCAATGGAGTTTGGGTATAGCTGTTTGAAGTTGTCCATTTCATTCCCCCTCCTTTTTGTATGTTGGAAGCGGGAGGGCGCGAGCCATATTAGAGTACACCTGACTAATACCTGTCAAACCTCTACCTATAAAGTTTGCAATTTCTTCCCGTGCAGCCGCAGCCCCACGGTTCCACCCCCGCTCTTCCGCACGTTGTAAATAAGTTGTACGGCAATTTGTACAAAAGCCTGTTAAATCATGCACTATTTTTTCGGAACCACAATAGCAACATCTATCTTCGCAAGTATCTTCCGAATTACTCTCATCCGCCAGCGGCTGGAGCCGGGCGGCCCATTGCTCTAGGATTGTTTCAATTTTATCCTTATTCACCACACATCCGGTATAGTTCATGTTCGCTATACACTTCGCAATGAGGTCGGAAATCTCTGCCGGGGTTTTTACCTTACTCATGGCTGTTCTCCTTACATTCCCAAAAACTCTTTGATAAAATCTGCGCCCTCTTTAATAGCGGGATGCGTTGCCATGTCACCGATATTGTAACCGGCGTAATGCACCTTTTGATAAGCACGGTACATCAGCGCAAGCATATGGTCTTCATTGATTTCTATAAAAGACCGATTGTACTGCTCCCTATTTAAGACGCTGTCTTTACCTATAATCTGATACCCATCCTCGCCTTTTCCAAAATAGTCCTCTTTACGGAGAAACTTGTAAAGTTTTCCGCTTGTTCTCATTTTTGCCCATACGTTCTGGTATTTGTTAGAGCTCATTTCAATGTTGTTCCTAGTTATCATTTGCTACCCGCATCATATCTTTCATATTACCTCACGCATCCCAGTTCACCTTCCCGAACAGGATATTTAAATCTGTTGTCCAGAGCCCAATCCCCCGTGGGCGTGTGAGCAACCACATAAACGTGCGCCATGGAAATTGCGTTAAAATGGCCCTTAACAAGGCACGTTTTGATCTCAAAGCCAATATTGTCATCCTCAAGGCGCTTGGCTTTATCCCACGTCGCCGTGGTGCAATCCCCCACCCCCCTGGTATGCGGGTTCCCCCACCCCCCGGTTATCTTTCTACCATATCCACCTTCAAAGTTCACAATCACGTAAGGGTATTCTCCCCCCCCGTTACGGATACAGACCCTCATGCGTTGTTGAGTACCAGTTCTTCCAATAGAAACGGGGTGCCTGGTCCACGGTTCTTCATCGCACTTCTCCAAGGTTGGCGTCACCTTAAAGGGCTGTACAACATACCGCATATTACGGTTCACCTCGCGGTTGATGATGATAATCTCTTCCGGCGGTTGGTTGGCGCACCCTGCTAACATAGCAGCGGCACATAATGTTGTTACAGTGTGGAAAGCTGTGGTTTTCATAAGTTGTGGTCCTCGTTCTTGTGTAAATAAACCGTACCCCAAAAAAGTGCACCGTGCAATACTTTTCTTACATAAAATGTGTTGACAGAATATGCACCGTGCGCGTATATTACCCGTGTTAGGCCTAGCAGCCTGCATTTTACAAGGACAAGAAAGAGAACCCGCATGCTAAGTCTTCAATCCCCACTGGCAACCCGTGTGCAACGGGCACCGCACATCCTCCCCCCCCCTCCGGTGCCCGTTGCTCCCGTTTTTCAAACGGCAGCTTCATGCCACAGCATTTTCGGCATGCCAAATGCCCTTTACCATGCCCATCCTTCTCTCTCCCATTCCCTCATGCGGTATTTGGAGGACAATGTGGCCCCCATCCAGTTCTGGCATCGCAGTTGGCTGAACCCTGAACGGTCAGAGTGCGACAAAACACGATCTACGGCCACAGGGAATATTTTTCACGACGCCATGGAGGATTTTCCATCCTTTACCGCAAAAGTTTCCTCTGGGGTCATTAAGGCCCTTCCCGGCGTAAAGTTCACCAACAAGCCCCTGTGTGTGGGCGGGGCCCGCGGCGGCCAACTGGATATGATCCTGACAGCCCGCCAGCGCCTCATGGCCATTCCCTACATCCGGGAAGCCATAGAAACAGGCCAGACCGAAGTCTCCCACTTTGTGGAGTGCCCCCTGCCATCGTGGTCGGCGGATGCCTTGGGCCAGGACACCATCACCCTCCGTTGCAGGCCAGACCTTGAAACGGAAAAAATTGTGCTGCACTGGAAGACTGTTGCCACGTGGAACATAACCAACCCAGGGCGGCTTGGCCGCCATATAGAGGAGTTTCGGTATTTGGAGTGTCTTGCCCATTACCGCCGGATGGATCGCCTGCGCGGCATACCCGAACGGCGCCACATCATGGTCATGGTTCAATCAGGTGCACCGTTTGAAATCCGCACTATAGAACCGGGGAAGGATTGGCTGGATGAAAAACAAGTCTACGGGGAAAAGGCCGTAGAACGTTTCTGCGAGCTTTACGGCAAGTACGGTAACGCCCCATGGCCAGACTTTGCAGAAAGGCCCCAGCCTGTGTTTAAACCGGGCGAGGGGGGCTCTTATGGCATTACGGTGCCGGAGTCCTTCAACAGCCGATATTTTGATTAACCAAAAAAGGAGGGGACCACCCCATGACTGAAACCAAATGGATCCGCATAAGCGCGGAGGAAGATATTGAAACCGTCCTTGCCCCGGCGTTGGAGGGCGTAGAGTTCAACCGTTGTTCCGGCCCCGGACACCGCGATAAAACGGGTCGGTTACTCACAACGGTTGGGTTTCAGGACGCTTCACTGCCTCTTGCCCCCCGCGTCACCGTGGTCGGCATCACTTACCCCAACAAGCCCAAGCTCCAGCAAAAGGTTATTTCGTGGCTGGAGGACTATTATGCCCGCATCACAGGCGGCCACGCCCTTCTGGTGTGGGTTCCCAAAGCCATCCCCCACCGTAGCGATAAGGAGTAAGGCCATGAACGACCAACAAACAGCAGCCGACGTAGCTAATAGGATTGCCGAATGCGTAGTAACTACGTCTTTTCATGGTGGTAAAAAAATCACTGCACTCCACATTGAAAGGACAGTGTCCATTCTTGAAGAATGGTCTCAACAACTTGTAAGGACGATTTTAAGAACAGGAACTGTAAGCGATGACTTAAAGGTTTCCGTGGGAATTGCTACTCACATCGGATTTCTAAACGGTCAACGCCTCGCCGTGGACATTTCCCGTAAAGAAGGGTGGGAAAAAGGGTGTATGGATATGCGGGAAAAATGTGCACATAGCGCTCGTAATGCCATGGTAAATAACCCTTCTGCCGACGAGTTGTCTTGCGCCATCTGCGCCTCCGTAGTGTGGTCCACACCCATTCCCGAGTATCAATGGAAGGACGAAACAACCAATGTATCCCCCCAATCCCCACCTCATGCCTAACCTTCAGAGCATACCTGCTTGAACAACTCAAAGGAGAAGTAAGATGAACGCGAAGTTGCGCAGCGTATTAGACACGACTTTTGACACCATTCAAGAAGCCCGTAAGTCGCCACAGTTTTTTCTGGACGTTACATGGTTACCTGAAATGCTATGTGAACGGAAAGATGGCAAATATGAGTGGATTGGTCTGGGTAATTACTCAGGGAGTGATAGGGGGCCCATGACTAAACAGGAAGTAAAGGAAGCCTTGGAGAGTGCCAGTAAAATAAACTGTGTGAATCCCAAAGACCCTCTCGGCCCAAACCTCTACGAGTATGCGCGAGGTATTGAAGTTAGAGATGGTAGAAAACCATGAGCTTCCCTGCCCCCCATCTGCAAACCCACCCCACCCCCTTGGCCATAGCCCACCCGGCATTTTTCGTGTGGGTTATGTGCCGGCCGTGCGGGTGCATCTTTCACCTGGGCATCCGCATGCCCGCACCCATACCTCAGGTGGTGGAGGCTATTCAGGCCGGAACATGCCCGGAGTGCTCCTCCGGGGCCGGTGCCCACATAATCCCACCCACCCCCACCTTCATGCGTGCCTTGCGGACGCACCAGGCTGGCATCACCATTTCCGCACCTGAAAAAAATAGGCACGATGCACGTTTTTCCGCTTGACAACACGTGCACCGTGCACTATATCTAAACCACAGGCGCCGGTTATGGCACCTTACAAGAACCAGTAAAAGGACAAGAACATGAACACATACACCCCAGAATCCTCAGAAAAACCCCTCACTCTCAAGGAAGAAACTGTTGTTTTGGTATTGGCATTTATTGCAGGTTCCCTTGTAACAGCCGTTTTCCTTGCCAATTTGCCCGTATAGGAGATAACCCCATGACCGACATCATAGACCTGGATAACCGCCGCAAGGAGGATAAGGCCATTAAACCTCATATAGAAGCCGCAAAAGAGTTTCTGTCGGACCAGTCCCTTGCCGCCTGGAAGGTGTTCTGCACCTACATGGCAGATGTGCTTGACCGGGCCCACGCCGAAGCCTTCCCCCCCGGCAAGCCCGGCTCGCTGGAAGTGGACCTCCAGCGCGTTTTCGCCATGCACGGCGTACCAGCTGCGGTCATCGGCGTTTTTGTCCTGCGGGATTCTCCCCAGGGCAAGCATCTTGTCTTTGCCCCAACATCTTTTGATCTCGGGATAAACCCCGAAATCACCCAAATACTGGAAAAGACGTACACCGTCCTCACCGGCGCCCTCAAGGCGTCACCTCTTATCAGGGAGTAACCCCATGCCCGTATTTTTCATCTTTCTGGGCCTTGCGTGGTTGAGTGTCCTCACCCTGCTGGGGCTTCCATGGGTGGGTCTCATTATCCTTGGGCTTGCCATCGTCATGGCCACCGGGTCGTCCAACGAACGGTAATGCCATGCAACCCCCTATCACCATCACGTCCTCCGGGGAAATCTGGCACGACGGCTTTCTTGTCGGCTACGTCAACAAACAGGCATTGCCTACCGTATTGGGCGAGTTCTTTACCCAAATCAACGCCAAACCTCCGGCCTACTGGGACGATTTCCAAAACCTGCAACCTGTAACACAAGGAACCTCTTCATGAAACCCTATAAACACGAACCGTGGGTTGACTCATTTCACTTTTACGTCGGTCTTTTTCTGGCGGCCATCTGGGGCGGTTTCGCCAGCCTTATATGCTGGTACTTTGGCATTTCCCTCTATTGGGCGCTTGGTTTTGCCGCGCTGGTGGATGTGACCTACGTTCTCCTTATGCAGGGCATCATCAATAACAAACGGATGTACTGTGAGGACGACGATGAGGCTTAAAGTCGCCATTGTTGCAGTCTTTGTGGCTTTGGTAAGTAGTGCCCTCTATAACCTCCCCCCGCAGGAAGTCTTTAACGCCAAGAGGGTGGTCAGGCAAACCACGGTGGCGGAGGATTACCCTTCCAGCCGTCTCACGTTCCTGAAACAGGGTACAAAGGGCAACTGTACGGCACGGGCCTACACGCGGGCACGCCTCATGTCGCCCGCCCTCTCCCCCCGTGTCATGGCCTGCCACCTTAAAACGGGGGCCGACCACGCCTTTACCGTCTACACGTGGCGCGGTAAACCGTGGGTACTGGATGACACGGGTGCCCCCCGGCAGTTGTGGGCTTATCCGTGCCAGTCGCAGCCCATAGTTTTATGGTCGTAAAAACGCCCCATACGGGGCGCTTCTTTTATCGGAAAAGTTTGTCCTTCTTTTCGTAATGCTCTTTTGTGGGCTTGTGGGGCCTGTGCTTATCCACAAACCACTGTTCAACCTCCACAAAACCTTGGCCAACGGTAAGGGTTGCCGCGTTCCTGATAACGCTCAGGGGGATGTAAATGATGGTCTCCGACAACTTTTCGTAGTACGAAGGGCGGAACCTGGTTGACATATCCTTAATCTCCTCAATTTCCCCCATAAGGCTGACGTATTTTTTACTATTGGCGGGGCCCACGGTGTTGCCAATATTGTCGTCAGGCTCCGCTTTGGTGGCGTTCATAGGCATAATGGTGGCTACGGCGTGTTTAAAAACAACCTGATATACCCCATCACGGTATATCACAAACTCTCCTGTGTCACTGCGCGGGTAAACCCCGTGGATAGTCCCGCTTAATTTGACGCCGTTTGTCAAAAAAACCGTTCCGGGGTTTCCTTCAACCTGTTTAAGGACACCCTCAGGTGTCAAATACGCGTATGTGGCTTCTTCAAGGGTAGACATATTGGCCTCTCTTTCTGTTTTTATTGACTGTCAGGTTCATTTTGCGCGACGTCGCATAAGTTGTCAAGGAGAACATAACCATGAAAGATTTACCCCGCCTCGCCGCCAGGCTGCAAGAGACTCTCTGGCGCGCAGTCATCCTGCAGGAAAATATGAAGCCTCAGGAAGCTTTGGCCCAGCTTAACCACGCCATGGAGATTATATCCGCGCTGGAAACACAGGTTATTGAGGCCGAAAGCCTATGCGAACGCCAAAATGTATAATTCTCAAGCATTAGGTACCATTTTCCCGACGCCGGGAAAATGGTCCTTAGGCACATAAAAAAGCCATGGTACTTGGTTTCCCATGGCACGTGCGTTGTCCGTTGGCCCTACAGCCTCGCGCAAACCGCTTGCGGGTTCCAAGTGCGGCTCTTATGGTTTCCCCCGCCGCAGCCATCCCACAGGCTACGTCCAGGGTAAGGGCACTCAGGTGGCCGGTATGATAGGCTATTACTTATTAAACATCAATCATAAAAAAAGGCCAGCACCATCGCCGACCTTCTACATACTGATAAAAACACCCTAATCTTTGGAATAGCTCGTGTCAACTGAAACGTGCCATACCGGGGATTCTCGGTACGAAAAACCCCGGCCTTTAACCGGGGCGGGCGCCACACAATATGCGTGGAGCGAGGAAGTTAGCCCGGTGTTCTGGCACACCGGAAAGCCTCGCGTTTACTGCACTCAAAGCCAGCGGGGCCTTTTCTGTCACCGTGCAGGTGGAAGGTGAGAATTGCTGGGCTCTTTCCTCACCTAGTCTCCCGTTGGTATTTCTACCTGTTCCCAGAGACTGAAACTGGTCGCGCGGGTTGGAATTGAACCAACTGCCTGCAGGTTATGGGCCTGCCGAGCTACCGATGCTCTACCGCGCTATAGGTTAGGATGACTTTCAGGGGTTATCATCCTAAGTTTTGGCACCCCGTTGCCTATTACCGGGCAGGCTCCCTGCCGCAGCACCTGTACATAATATATCTAAACCTATACACGTCAACCCACCAATGTACATTTCCTGTACATGCGATTCTTACTTGTCACGCCTTCCACCCCGCCAGCACATGTATGTTTTACATCAACTGCTTATTGCTTTCTACACATACAAATCCGCGCCCATGCCCGCCAGCGTCATAAAAATGACCCCACCTTGCAGCGGGGCCAAGTCTGCGGTCACCGGGAGGACGGTGCCGAAGTCGCATGCAGGTCATGGCCTTGCCCGTAAGCAACTAGCAGCTTTTTGGCATAAACTAGAAACTTACTCAGGCAAATTCCTGCCGGCCGAGATATGGATCACCTCCCCTCAGTTCTGCTCGCGCTGGGCGTTGGCCTGTACGCAGGCCATACGCTCCGCAGCGTTGAGGTGAAGGGAGTGACACCGGGGACATACGTCCTGCCGGATGCCGGGGCGGGGCGGAAACGGCAGCTTGTATTGCACAGTCTCCCCCAGCGGCGGTTCAAAGGTTTTCCGGGGCTGCATGACAACTCCTCCTAAACGTGCCGGGACTATTCCCACCCCCATGGTGTATCCTTAACCCCACCCCGTCAAGAAAAAGGCACCTCGTAAGGTGCCTTGTTTTTAGTACCCGGACCCGTCCCCGGACCCGGACCCGTACCCGGACCCGTACCCGGACCCGTACCCGTCCCCGGACCCGTCCCCGGACCCGTACCCGGACCCGTACCCGGACCCGTACCCGTCCCCGGACCCGTCCCCGGACCCGTCCCCGTACCCGGACCCGTCCCCGGACCCGTCCCCGGACCCGTCCCCGGACCCGTACCCGGACCTCATAATTCTTTGGGAGTAAATCCCATGGTTGAGTCTACTTAGGCTCATGGATAGGGGCTCCTTCAATGCAGGCACGGGCTTCTTTCGTTGTCGGGATAAGTTCCACCATGTCCGAAAGCAAAATCTCAGGAACGGTCACAGCAACTTTGCTATTACGAGTATCTACCCCACTCATGGCCACAGCCGACAGAGTAAAAGCTTTGTCCCAGTACCACAAACGGCGGCTATCTTTCAAGATAACTTCCGTGCCATCCACGCTCTCTACGGTCCCAATGTGGACACCTGCAGCATATGTACGCACCACACAGTGTTTTCCTACAAACGGGTGTTGTTTCGGATCTTTACTCATTTTAGTTCTCCTTTTTGTCCGGGACTATTCCCGCCCCGATTATGTATCTTGAACCCCATCCCGTCAAGAAAAAGGCACCCCGCAGGGTGCCTTGTTTTTGCATGCCGTTTATTCCACTTGGTACCAGTCTTCTGCAAATATATCTATAGACGACGGATTATACGGTTGAAACGGGTTGACCTTTGGGTTTTCCTGTAAATGCGGAACATAGGTAACTTTCACTTCCCCAACCAGGCATTCCGGTCCGTCATGAAACACACTTTGAGCCTTCATAGCGGCTGCACCGTCAACGGATATGGTTTCACCTTTGTTAAACGTAATAAATATATCCTTGTTTTTCCAGTTGCGCCTAGCAACCTTGACACTCCCCTCTGGGTTACTCTTGAGAATGTCAAGAACCTTGCTGAAGCTCATGTTTCCTTCCATAGGTTTTACTCCTTTGTTTTACTTTGGTTTTGAAGTCTTCCCGCTTCCAAAATTGGCAGACCTCCTTCTGCAGGAACGTAAACCAATTGGTTTCGGCTTCCAGCAACCTTTTCAATCCATAGATACCTCAAATATCCTTCAGGGCCGCCAAGGCCTTGCGCAACAATAGCATTGGCTTTGGCAACACCCTCTGCGCGGGTAATTTCTGCCTGTGCATCTAAAGATGCAATCTGGCGCGTATATTCAGCTTTCTGGAGCTGTGCCTTACCGTCAAGCGACGATGTCCACACAAAATATTGTGGGCAACCATACAAGGCACAACATAACAAAACGACAATAAGTACTGAAAGTACAGATAACCTATACCCTACTTGAGACTTTGTCCCTTCAAATTCAACAGGCATTTTCATTTTCCTCCTTTTTGTCCGGGTTGATTCCCTGAACCTCGTTCACTGTTTTACGGGTCATGATTTTCTGGGCAGAGAGTTCACCATCCCTCAACCGCCGCACCAGAGAAGCCAACAATCCTTTTTCAGCCCTTACATTTGAATCTGAAAACGTCATATTCCTATACTCAAACTTTTTTGGCCCAGTTGTAATACGGCAAACCTTGCCACATACTTCCACAAGTCCCCATCCTGTCGGTACTTCTTCAGGTTTGATAAGTCCCTTTTCAGCCATAAAGTATCTAAACTGACCCATGCCTGCACCGTCTTTGCGGTGAGGCTTATGCGCATCTCTTAAAAAGTCACTGCGGGATGTTTTGACTTCAACAGTGACACATAGGCCGTCTATAAACCCAATGGCGTCAGGCCTTTCGTAGGTGGCCCAACATGTGATTTCTTTCACGGCAATGGAACAGCCCATATTGACGAGCCACTTTACAGCCCGGTCACACAACTGACTATGGTTTAGAATCATCTTACACCTCCCATGCCGCTTCTATGAACGCCGCGGCAACTTGCGGGA